AGCTTTATCTACTTGTCAAAACTGTTCTGGAAGAGGTTGGGTATTTGTAGACCGAAAACTAACTCGGGTAGTTTCACAGGGCATGAACAATGCGAAGCGGTTTAAAGACTTCAGCGAAATAAATCAAGGAACAGCTAAGATTACTACGAGGGGAATTGATAAGTTGGGTTTTATGGACAGAATAATCCTTATAGAATTAGAGGCGTATTATTCAGAAGTATTAAGACCAATTCTTTTCGGCGGTGAAATAATATCATACCCAATTTATGAACCGATAGAAATAACTAACATATATTTGTTTGTGTCGGATGACAAGCCGTTATTGCCTCTCACGAATAAACAATACACCATAAAGGGCAATCGAATTTCGTTTGACTTGGGAATACAAGATTTAATAGAATCTAGAGATATGGCGGTAAAAGATTTGCCTATATCAATTACAGTTCGGTACTCTTATGCTCCTGTATACCATGTTCTAGATGCTAATAGGGAATTAATGAAGGTAAGGGAAAGGAATGAATCGCTTTCCGATGAAAGGCTCACAGCAATGCCTATAAACGTTACCTGCCGCAAAGCACATTATATGTTTGATGCGCAAAAATTCGGAGTTGAAATATTCGATAATACAATATACGAATGAAACCGATAGAATTAGATTTAACTGGGTTAAAAAATCAATTCGGTTTATGTGCTACCGATATAAATTTGTTAACGGAAATATGCGTTAACGAAGTCGCCGCAGCCGTATATCTTAATTGGGTATCTTTGGCTAAACAAAATCTAAAATCCACACTTCCTGAATATCTTCAAAACCTGCACAAAGTAGATAAAGGAAGGTTTGAAAAGCAAATAGTCTTAACAGGGGTTATGCCTACTATGTTGGAGAACGGAGCTTCCGCTTTTGACATGAAAGCGGGGTTCATGAAATCAGCTAAGATTAAAAACACAGTTCCCGTTTATAACAAAAAGGGGATGATGATAAAACCAGCTGGTTGGTATCTGACAATCCCATTCCGTATTGGAGTGCCGGGGACATTAGGGATGGCGGGGTTTGCTGGACAAATACCTCAAGAGGTTTACGATTTAGTACTGAAGCAATCTAAAGGTGAACAACTCCCTGCCTCAAGCGTTCCATCCCCATATAATATTCCGCAATCAAGAGCAGAAATAACGGCTCCTAAATCTTCAGCAATATTATTCGCCGAGTACCAACACAAAAATTCTTTGTATGATGGGTTAGGTAAGAGGACTGGGGTTTACGCTAATTCAACTCAAAATACGTACGGAACGTTCAGACGCGTGAGTTCAAATTCAGACCCAATGAGTTGGATACACAAGGGGCTAAAAGCTTTGCATTTGTCAGAAGAAGCTATTCAAATAACCGACGTAGACACAATAGTGAACAACGAATCTATGAAATATTTAGACGCAACATTATGAACGCAATAACAATTCCAGAAATAATAATTTACAACACTCTTGAAACTATAAAAAAGGTATTGAAGGACGATATTGTTGAAAATGTAGCCGATTCTAAAAAAAGTATATTGTACCGAATGCTCGGAGAAAATTCGGACGGGCAACCGATTAGATTAAACAACTATAATTACTTTGAACAAGCAAAAAGGATATTTTCAAAAACTCAATTTTTAAGCGTTAATTTTGGGTACAATTTTCAAGTAGCAAAAGATTTATCGTTGCATATAATGTTGCCCGCCGAATCATCTTGCGATAGTTCAATAGGTCTTGGTGAAGGTTATATCACTGAAACAGAAACCGACTCAGTAGGCAACGAAATAAAAAGAGAAACGCTTACGCAAATGATGGAAAGTAATTATCAAATCATGATATCAGGCGATAACTCCAGCGAAGTTTCAGTGGTTTATAATGTATTAAAATCAATGTTGCTTATATTATCCCCGCACTTGGAACTTTTGGGGTTGAGGTTGCCAAAAATATCCGGAAATGATGTAATGATGCAAGACGATTTAATACCAGTAGCAGTATTCCATAAGGTACTAAATTTATCTTTCAAATATGAATTAACCGTTCCAAAAACAGTGTGCGATGAAGTGATAAAAAACTTCGTATTTAAAGGTAAGATGTTTGAACAAGTAGTAATATAAACAAAATAAAAATTATAATTATGAGTACAGTTGTTAATTTTCAGGGCAAGAACTGCATAGAACCAGGAAGTTATGCCGCAACGGTCTATAATCCTACATCGGTAGCGAATGTTGCTAATTTTGGCAACGCTATGATTATAGATACGGGATTAAGCTTATCAGGTGGCGTTGAGTTCTCAGGCGGTTCCGGAATAAAAGGAACCATATCAAAAGGGGTAAAAGCGGTATATGAATTTACTGCTTGGGAAGATTTCTCCGCATTCGTTAACGGGGGACCTCTTGCCGATGTGGCCAAGAAGCTGTTTATGCCAATAGAAGGTTCTGTCGGAATACCAAAGTTGTATTACACACGTGCCGCCACGACCACTCCAGCAAACATAGTTTTAACTATGGGCACCAAAGGAGACATAACTTTAACTTGTAAAAATGAAGGAATAGCAGGCAACGGGGTCATAGATATGCAATCAGGCATATTGAAAACTGGGTATGCTGCTAAAATCATATCTGGTAGCGTAAACGGGGCGTTCAAATTACAAATATACAAGGGAACTTGGACTGGAAATGACAAAGACGGAGAAGCGTACGGAACGAAATCTTATGCTAATTCTGCTCCTGCATTACTGGTCGAAAGTCCTGGATGTCGAACCATAGGAGATATGTATTCTTGGGCTATCGGTAACAAAGTAATGATGGCTAATTTCGTAGTAACTCCTAACTCGTTATTGGATGGCTCTCTTGCTGCTTGGCCACAAGCTCTTTTTGTAGGAGGAACTACTTCATTCTTGACAGACAATGAATATCAAGCCGTTCTTGAGGCAATTACAGAATTGGACGTAACATTCTTTTTATGCGATAAATATGGAGTAAACGGAACTGACACCGCCACAAATGGTTTATTGCATGCATTTTTGAAGAATGATGCGAAGTTTACTCAGTTCATGGTAATCGGCGGCGGTGAAAAAGACGACGACTTATTTGGAGAAGCTGGAACTTCCGAAGCAATTGCAAAATATTATAACGACGAACAAGTTGTGACAGTTCATGGTTCCCCCGAAGAAGTGCGAAAAGATAAAAACGGGAATAAAAGCCTTCCGTCAATTTACCTTGCAGCTTCAGTCATAGGTTTAAATGCGAGCCTTGCTCCTCAAACTCCATTGACTTTTAAACGGATTGGCTACAAAAACTTCGTTTATGATTTGAAAAAGCAAGAACGGGTGGATGCTTTACAAGCGGGTATTATGCACGTTCGTAACGTGAACGGGTACTGGTGCATCAATCAAGGTGTCACTACGATACAAGACAACTTAAAGACTATCGCTGACGATGGAGAAAGTCTGGAGTTATCAATCGCGCTTATCAAGGCTCAACTGAATAAAGAACTTATCATTGACGCAGCCGCTCGGTTCACTGGCGATACTGTAGCACAAGCCTCTCCAGAAAGTTTGAAGAACTTTACTGAAACCAAATTGGCTTCAAGAGTTGCTAGACCAGGAAATGACAACTTGATTATCACTTGGAAAAATGTTAAGGTTACGGCTGTTAATGGTGACTTCTTCATTACTTACGATTTTGTGCCAAACGTACCGAACAACAAGATGTTCTTTGTGGGAAATATGCTTGATTTCACAGTATAATATAAACAAAAAAAAAAATTAAAAAATATACAATCATGGCTAATAAAAACGAAAAGGTAATGACGGCGCCAATCGCAATCATACAAATCGATGGGATAACTATCGGTAAAATGAAAAGCGTTCGAGTTACTGAAAATATCCGCCGAAGCAAGGTTACGGGTATAGGTCGGTTCAACCCAGATGAACTTCCTCCAGTAGAATGGAGCGGTTCTTTATCTTGCTCCTCGTACACTATCAATTTCAATCTTCTGGCTAATAAAATGGTCAGGGGAAGTTTTCGTAATTCAGCTTCCATCGAAGACTGGACAAACGCATTGCTTCTGCAAGAAGAAGGGCTGGAAATAGCTATAATGCGAAAGGTGAAAGACGGGGCTATTGATATAAAAACAGGGCAAATTAAAGCAAAGTTTGAAACGTTTGCTAAAATCAACGCTGCCTTTGTCACCCGTGAAGGATTTGATATCCAAGAAGGGCAAATTTCAGGACGTGATACTGAGTTTGAGTATCTTGAACCAATTTTGTTCAACGGCGTCGTTTAGTGTGAAATCAACTATTAAAAGAGGTACTCTGCAAAACGGAGTACCTTTTTGTTTTATAAATAAACGTAAAAATTGAAAATCATGATTGAAAAAGAACACGCCTGTATATTCAAAGGCGAAAAGCTAATTGTAAAATTCCCCAACGTGGGACAACTTCTTGACATGGAATCAATGAAGTTAGCATTGACCAATAACCGTTACGGCTCAATGTCGGCTTCCGGAATTAAATCAATGTATTTAGCATTAGATTTAGTAGACGCGATAGTATTTATTCAAGTGCTT